GCGTGAGGAGGTCGCCGCGCAGCCCGGCGCCGAGATGCGCGACGACGGCGCGGAGGGAACCGCCCTCCTGCGCGGCGGCGGAGATCGAGTTCACGAACCCGGTCGCCTTCCGGGCCGCCTCGGTGAGCACCGGGGTAGCTGCGGTGCCGACGACCACCTTCAGCGTTTCCCAGGAGCCGCCGAGCTGCTCGAGGGCGCCCTTGAGGTTGTTCTGCTTGCGGCGCGCGACTTCGGCGGCGGTGCCCTGCCGTTGGAGGCCGCGTTCGTAGCGGGCGAGCGCGGCGGGCCCGGCGTCGTAGAGGGAGGTGAGCGTCCGGACGCCGTCGGTGCCGGCGAGCTGCGCGAGCGTCGCGGTGCGCTGGGTGGCGGTCATCTCCCCGAGCCGGCCGCGGAGCGTCCGGGAGATGTCGCCGAGCGACTTCATCCGGCCGGCGGAGTCGGTGAAGGACAGCCCGAGGCTGCGCGCGAGGTTGGCCTGCTTGTCCGTCGGGTTGATGAGCTGGATGAGTGCCGTCTTGAGCGACGTGCCGGCGTCGGAGTTCTTCACGCCGGATGCCGCGAGCGCCTCGAGCGCGACAACGGTCTGATCGAACCCGAGACCGGCGCTCTTGGCGACCCCGCCCGCTTGGGAGAGCGCCATCCCGAAGTCGGCGACATCGGCGGTCGTCGCGTTCGCCGCGGTCGCGAGCGCGTCGGCGATGTGCCCGGTCTCGCGGCCCTGGAGCCCGAACAGGTTCATCGCGTTCGCGGTGTAGGAGGCGGCGGATGCGAGCTCGAGCTCGCCGGCGGCGGCGAGCGACAGCGCCGAGTTGAGCCCGCCGCGGAGGATGTTGGCGGTCGAGATGCCGCCCTTCGCGAGCTCGGTCTGGGCGGCGACCGCCTCGCTGGCGGAGAAGGAGGTGTCGGCGCCTGCCTTGAGCGCCTGCGCGCGGAGCCGCTCTAGCGCGGAGCCCTGCGCGCCGGTGACCGATCCGAGCGACGACATCGACTGCTCGAAGTCGGCTGCGGTCTTCACGGTCGACGCGCCGAGCGCCGCGAGCCCGACGGCACCGACCTTCGATGCGGTCGCGACGGACCGCAGGGTGCCGTGCATCGCGCGGGCGGATGCGTCCGCGAGGCGGCTGCGGCGGGCGGTGCGGTCGGCGGCCTTGCCGGTCGCGTCGACGGCGTTCGCGACGCCGCGGACGTCGCGGGCGGCGGCCCGCGCGTCGCGGGCCTGCACGATGAGATCTACGCGGCCTGACGCCACGGGCGGTCACCTCCCCTTGGGGTTCGTCTGCTGCTGCTGGGTGGCCTGGTCGCTTTCGGCGCGCTGGTGCGCGTCGATCGCGTCGGTGAGGACGGTCCGGACCCAGGCGACTTCGCCGGGATCGCGAAGGACCCCGAGCTCAACCCAGCCGGGGATCTTGCGGATGGCGGCCGCGACGGCTAGGCGCCGGTCGCGGCTTCCGCTTCCCCCAGCAGCTCGTCGGCCTCGGTCGAGGTGAGCCGCTCGAGGTCCTCGCCGCGCGACCACCGCTGCACGTGCTCGAGGTGGAACGCCATCGCGTCGGTGTTCGGGCCGTCGCCGTCGTCGAACGCCTGCATCGCGATCTCGTAGACGGTGGACCCGTTCAGCCCGAGCAGGTCCGCGAGGCGCCCGTCGATCTTGACCGGGACGTCGGGCTGCGCGGTGTCGAGCGCCGCGGGCGCGATCTCCCCCGTCCGGGGGTCCGTGAGCAGCACCTCGTGGCACGCCCGGATGAGGAGCTCCACGGCGACCGCGGTGCGGTTGCCCTTCGCGGCGGCCACGGCGCCGGTGCGCATCGCGTCGGTCAGCCGGCGGTAGGAGATGTGGATGTCTCCGGGCGGGACCGGCAGCGTGAGCACCCGCGGCCCGCTCTTCGTGCGGCGCTCCTGTCGGCGGCGGCGCAGCACTTCCGCGCGCGACTCGTGCCCGCGGACCGCGTCACCGGCGGCCTCCCCGAGACGGTCGGCGTCGAACGTGCCCTCGTCGATCGCCTCCTCGATGGCGGTCACGGCTGGTCGACTCCGCTTTCGATCTCGAGCATGGAGGTGTTGTCGCCGCCGTTGATGTCGAAGGACCCGTAGTCCGAGGTGCCGTGGTAGCCGGTGCGGACCCAGGGGTCGCCGATCGGGGCGCGGCGCGCGTCGACGTGCTGCTTGACGGCGGTGAACCGGTCGACGTCGACGGCGGCCATGATCCGGGTCTTGAGCGCCCAGATGATCGCGTCGATCTCGACGGTGACGGTGAGGTTGCTCATCTCGGGCAGCCCGCCGCGGCGCCGCTGCTTGCCGGTGACGGGGTTGCGGCTGGCGCCGCCCTGCGCCTCGGGGTGTCCGCCCTCCATCGACTGGCACTCGAGGCGGATGTCGCCCTCGGGCGTGTGGATGGTGTAGGTCGCGATGTAGTCGACCTCTCCGGCCATGATCAGACCTCCGTGACGGTCCGGGAGATGGCGGCGCGGATGACTTCCGCGTCGTAGGACACCTGCAGGTCCTCGATCGCCGCGTACAGCACGGCGGTGCCGGGCGTCTCCCCGGCCTCGACGGCGCTCACGACCCGGTAGGCGTGAATCGAGGTGGGGTACTGGTCGATGTCGGCCTCGATCTGGCCCTGCAGCTCGTTGATGCGGATCCCGGCGGCGTCGAGCTCGTGGAACTGGATCTGCTCGACGCGGTAGCGCAGCAGCTCGGTGAGCGCCATCCGCAGCCGCGCTGAGCCGAGCCGGAACCCGGCGGGGTTGCGGTCGGGTGACACGGCGGTCCGGGACCCGTAGAGACGGATGCGGCCGTCAACGACCTTCGCGACGTTCACGCCGGCGTCGTAGAGCAGTTCGCGCTCCTCGTCGGTCCAAGGCTCGCTCGATCCGCGCTGCGTGAGCCCGGTCGCCCAGGTTGCCTCGCCGTAGGTGCCGGCGGCCGGCTGGTTCGGGGACACGCCGCCGGCGTCGTTGGCGGCCTGCCGGCCGGTCCGCAGCGCGGTGAGGTCGATGGTGCGCGTCGTGTCGGCGGTGAGGCCGGGCACGATCTGTCGGCCGGCGATCAGGTCGATCATGTCGGCGGCGTTGTGGTCGGTGATCGCCGCGGCCTGCGCTGCGATCGTGGCGGCGTCGACGTCAGGCATCGCGAGGTGCCCGACCCGGTTGATCTTCGCGGCGACGAGCGCGTCGGCGACCGCGAAGTGCGACGCGGCGCTCGTGCGGCCCGGCAGCACGAACCCGCCGGGCCCGTAGCTCGGGGTGAACCGGGCGAGCGCGGCGGCGATCTGCGTGACGGTGATCCCATCGAAGTCGTCGTCGCCGCCGGTCAGCGCCACGGGGGCAGCGGTCGGGACGGGGTCCCCGCCGGCGCCGGGGCGGTAGTTCCCGTACCCGCCGCCGAGCGGGCCGGCCGCCCACGCCTGCAGCGCGACGTTGTCGGCGAGCTCCGGGCTGGTACGCACCACCGCCCCGTCGATGAGGATCCTGGCGATGAACGTCCCGGCGGTCCCGCCGGCGTCGATGTCGAGCGACACCCGGTCGCCGTAAGCGCTGGGCACCTGGAACGTGAAGGTGCCGGCGACCGCGGCCGCTGCGTCAGCGACCGTCGCCGAGGCGGACTGCGCGGCCGCACCCCGAAGCGGGGTGAGCAGGACGGCGCCGCCGTCCTCGTGGAAGTGGCCGTCGAGCCAGTCGTAGCCCGCGGCGGTGTCGAGCGTCCGGGCGCCGCAGATCCGCGCGTAGTCGCGCATCGACCGGATGCGATGCACTCCGGCGGGGGCGCGCTCGGTCTCGCAGACGACCATCGGGGTCGCGAGGGTGAGGTTGGGCCCGACGGGCGGACGGTTGTCCTCGCGGGTCAGGGTGTTGCCGGGAAGGGTCACGAGCTCGGCTCCTGGTTGTCGTTGAGGTGCGCGCGGCGGGCGGAGATCGCGTCGAGGACCGTCCTGCGGCCGCTGTCCTCACGGCCGGTCTCGGACTGCTCGATCTGGTCGAGCGTCACGACGTCCGCGGTGTGGATGTGCCCGACGCGCTGCTTGGCGGTCGGCTCGATGTCGGCGGGGATCTCGATGAGAGCGCCGGTGCGCAGCTTCATCGCGACATCCGGCGACTCGACGTCGACGCGGTTGGCGGTCCGGCCGGGCGCGACGAGCCGGCCGTCGCCGATGTCCTGCGGCTCGAGGGTGACGTTCTTGACGGTGCTCGCGGCGGTGGGTGTGCTCATAGCGTGGCGGTCCTCCTGGGCGTGGTCGGGTGAGACGTCGACGCCGGTGATGTCGGTCACCTCCGGCCCGGTCGGCTGGACGGTGCTCCCCGACGCCAGCGTGAGCGGTCCTCCTGAGGCGTTGCGGACGGTGGCCAAGAAGGTCAGGGCTCCTGGATCGGGTGGGTGGGCGGGACCGCGTGGATCGCTGTGCGCGAGCGGTCGGGCACGAGGTAGTCGAGCTCGGCGGGGTCGTCGGGGAACGGGCCGCGGGACGCCGCGACGTCCGGAACGCGCAGCGCGGCACGCACCCCGCACGCGAGGCGCTGTCGGGAGCGCTGCTGGCCGGTGCGCAGCCGCAGGTCGTAGCGCTGCCCGAGCGGCCTGACCCGATCGACGATGTCGCCGGGCACCTGGTGCAGCAGCACGAGCCTGGCGGCCGCGGCGAGGATGTGCGCCTTCTCGCGGACACCTTCGGTGGACGCGGCGCCCACGGTGATCGTGACGTTCACCTGCTGCCACTGTGCGACGGTCGCGCGCGGCCCGTGCAGTTCGAGCTCACCAAGGGTGCCGGGCGACACGACGATCACCGCCGGCGGGGTCTGCTCCGCCCAACGCTCCTCGAAGCTCGCGACGAAGTAGCTGCGGTCCTTCGGCGGCGGCGTCGCCCCGGCCGCCCGGCCGTGCCTCTCGTCGAGGACCGCGAGGTACTTCGGCATCCACCGCCGGAGCTGCTCAAGGACCCGGTTCTCCGCCTCACCGTCGTGACGGAGCGGGCCGAGGTCGTACGGGACCCTAGCCACGGTTCACCAGCGCGAGCGCGTAGTCCTCGGCGAGCTCCTCGGCGTCCGCGTCCGCGGGGTCCGCGATCGGCTCGAGGCCGCGGGCGGCGAGCACCCGGCCGTAGAGGCCCGGGTCGCCTGGGCCGTCGTCGGCGAAGCCGAACACCAGCTCATCGCCGCTGACATCGACGCGCTGACCGGCGGCGCCCTCCTCGGTCATCGCGGCGCGCAGCCGCCCGCTGCGCTCGAGGTCATGGCCGTCCCATGTTCCGCGGCCGAGTGACGCCCACCAGTCGCGTTGCACCTCGAGTACCGACGGCAGGAACTCCTCGAGGGTGTCGCCGGCGAGGCGGTCAGCGACTCCGTCGAGTAGCTGGTGGCAGTCGGCAACACCGCGGGCTCTGAAGACCAGAAAGGTCATGCGAGGAAGATCGGTGGCCGGAGCCGCCGCGCGAGCCGCTCAATGCCGTCGAGCCACATGGCGTTGAAGGCGGTCGACTGAGCGGAGCGCTCTGTCGCGAGATCGTCGAGCGACAACGCCAAGAGCGCGGCGGCGCGGCGCGCAGCGAGGCGGCCTGCCTCGTCCTGGTAGCGCTCTGGGATGGGGAAGCCGATGACGTCATCGACCTCCGCGACGGCCTGCTCAATCATGTATTTGACCAAGACCAGCGATGGGTTCGTGTTCTCGGTAAAGGTGCCCGTTCCCGAGCCGGCGTCGACGTCGGTGCGAGACAGCAGGAGCGCTGCGACGTCGTCCGGCTCCGGCGCCCAAGTCGGGAGGGGCATCTTCGTGACGGCCTTCAGGCCGACGTGTTCGTGATGGCCGCGGGCTGCAGCCGCTCGACGAGCGACTTGCGGGCTTCGTCGTCGCGCGCCTGTTCGGCGGCGAGCGCGTACTCGCGGCGGGCTTGGTCGTCCCCGACCCACGCCATGACGGCGTCGATGGTGCCTTCGGCGACGTCGAAGCTGAGCGGCGGAGAGGATGCGGGGGGCGGACCGCTCGGCGTGGGCGTGCCCTGAGCCTCGGCGAGCGACGTGGGCGCTGGCTCGGTGGGCAGGGAGTCGCCGTGCACGGCGACTCCGTCCGCGACGAGGCGGTCGGCCAGGTCCTGGTCGACGGTCACTGTTTGGCCGTGGCCGATCGGGCGGGGGCTGTCGGATCCCTTGACCGCGATGAACGCGCCGACGCCCTTGATGGTGATCTTCGCGCCGCTCATGTCAGCTCACCCCGGCGGCGATGTCGGCGGCGGCCGTTCCGGTGAGCTGCAGGACGCCGTACGGGTTGTCGACGAAGTAGCCGGCGGTGCCGGTCGCCTGGACGACCTTGCGGCGGCGGCGCGGCTCGGGGATGACTTCGGTCATGACGGGCTCCTCCCAGACGGTGCCGCCCGCGCCCGAGGACGCGTAGAGGATCGGCTGGCCGTGCGGAACGAGGCCGGTGTTGTCGGAGATGACCTCGCTGAGGCCGACCTTGCCAGCGAGGCCGGCAAGGGTCGGCAGGTCGACGCCGTCGAGCTGGTAGATCGTCGCGAGACGCCAGACGTCGAGCGGGTGGGCGAGCATCCCGTCGTAGGCGAACGGCACTCGCTGCTGGCGCTGGCGCGCCTTGAGCAGCGCGATCGTCGAGTGCGGCCACGACGACTTCGGGGTGGGCGTGCTGCCGTCGGTGACGATCGCCGACCAGTCGAACGAGGCGAACGTCCGAGCGCTCGCCGCGATAGCGGTGGTGACCGTCGCGACGGCGCGCGCGTTGAACTTGTCGGCGATGCTGTTGGCCAGCGCGCGGTCCTTGCGGTCCAGGACGAACCGCTGGTTGCGGTTCTCCTGCTCGCGCGTGATGGTGTAGCCGAGGCCGTCGGCCTCGACGCGAGCGATCTTGTAGTCGCCCTCCTGCGTGCCAGCGAGCGGGACCTCGGCGTCAGGGGCGAGCGGTTCGGCCTTGCGGCTGAGGGTGGCGTATTCGGGCTTCCACTCCTCGTAGATGACGACGCCGCCGCCGGGGGCGCCGACGTTCGGCAGGATGCGGTCCGCCCAGTAGCTCAGCGCGGTGGCCTCGCCGATGCGCTGCTCGATGAGTCGCGGGTTCTGCAGCAGCTGGCTGACGGTGATGTCCGAGCCGCTGACGTTGACAGCGCCGACCGGAAGGCCGGCCACGGTGGTGGGCATGTGGTGCTGAGCCTCCTAGAGCTGGAGCTGGATGAGCGGGAACTCGCCGGCGGCGGTGGCCGCCTGGAACGCGACGCCGACGCGACGGCCGGTGCCGAGCGGCTGCACGCGGCCGTCGGCGGCGACCTCGACGGCGACGCCGGCGGTGATCGCTGCGGCCGACTCGAGCGGCAGGACCTGGCCGGGGTAGACGGTCACGCCGCCCGGTACGTCCTGAGCGGCGTCGGCCTGCGACGCGCCGATCGGCGCGTCCGCGGCGCCGCAGTGCGCGACGGGAATCGCGCCGCCGTCGGGCTTGCCGGCGGCGACCCTCAGGAGCCGGCCGCCGGTGACGGCGGCGCCGGTTGCCGTGCCGCTGATGGCCTGGCCGGGGTCGTAGATGGGGATGTGCGTCGGCATGGGCTGGTCTCCTCAGGTGCGCTGCCTGTGGGCGGCGCGCTCGGCGGGGGTCAGGACGGACAGGCCCTCGGGGACGGACCCGTCCCCGGCGAGCGACGGCGATGTCGTTGCGACGGCGAGCGCGGCCTGGTCGCCGCGCTGCAGCACCGGGACGAGTCCGGGCTGCATCTGGTCGATCTGCTCGCGCGCCTTCTCGGCGCCGACGGTGTCCCACAGCAGCGCGTAGGTGCCGCGGTTGGACGGGTGGAGCGTGCCGTCGGCGATCTTGGCCGACAGGTACGTGTCGCGCTCACCGGCTTGGTCGCGGCGCGCGAGCTCCTGCTGGGCGTCGCGACCGGCCTGCGCGCCGGCGCGCAGCTCGGCGAGCTGCGCGGCATCGATGGTGACCGGCCCGGTTCCGACGGGCTCCTCGGCGCGAGCGGCGGGCTCTGCGGTAGCGACGGCGCCCGTGGCGGGCTGGTCGGCGGCCGCAGGAGGCGAGGCGGGTCCGGGCTGGGCGGGGTTGGGCGCGGTGACGTCGGCGGGCGCGAGCTGGTCACGCGCGGCGGTGACGTCGTCGTCGGTGGCGTCGTCCGCGAGGCCGAGGCCTCGGCGGATGAGTACGTCGTCGGTGATCTCGGGCACGGGCGGTTCCTCCTGGTCGGGGCGGCGGGCCTGCTGGGTTGCGGCGGAGAAGCGGGTGTTGAGCACGTTGTGCGCGGCGTGGGCGCGCGCCTGAAAGGCGTTGCGCGACTCGCCCTTGACCGGGCGGTTCAGGGCCGTGGCGGTGAACGCGGAGACCGCGACAGGCTCTCCGGCGGGGGTGTAGTCCTCGCGCACGCGTTCGGGCTGGCCGTACTCGACGATGTCGTCGGCGGGCACCGTGAAGGGGATCCGCCAGGTGCCTCCTTCGCCGTCGGCGGCGATGACCTCGCCAACCATGGCGTTCCCGGCAGCGTCGAGGCGGATGTCGCGCGCCCACCACCTCCACCGGTCGACGCCGTCGGGATGCTCGAGTAGTGCCCAATCCCAGTTGAACAAGTACTGGACGAGGTCGATGCTGGTGCTGAGCGCGGCGGTCTGTGCTGCCGGCAAGGGTCGGCCTCCTGGTGTGGCCGCGAGCGCGGCGGTCTGCTGGGCGGTGCGCTGTTTGAGGGCGGCGGGACCTTCGGTGACGTAGAGCTCGAGGTCGTCGATGTCCTGGCAGGCGGGCCAGTGCTCGCCGAGTAGCGCGACGGCGGCGATGACCATCCGGTAGGTGCGCTGGCCAGCGGTCGTCCAGTTGAACACCGGCTCGATCGACCTTGACGGGTACGCCGAGGCGAGCACTCGCACGCCGTTAACGTCGGTCTGGGTCAGCCAGTCGGGCACGCCGTCGAGGTCGGCGACGACGACCATGCCGTCCTCGGCGAGACGCAAGTGGGTCGCTCGTCCAAACGCGGGGTCGCCGTCCCACGTCGGGTCCCACATCGCCAGCAGCTCCTCGCTGGTGTTGAACCGCGGGTCCGTATGGCCGAGCTTGATCCGCGGGGCGAGGATGAGCGGGTCGTCGTTGGCGGCGCGAACAGCGTCCGCGCAGTCCTCCGGCGTGATCGTGCGCGGCCCGCTCACAGCCGGCCAGTTCATGCCGGCCGAGACGAGCTCGACCCCGTCGACGCGGACGTAGTCAGGCACCGTCGCCGTCGCCGATGCCGTCGCCGACCTGCGAGAGCGGGTGGATGTTGGAGTCGAGGATCATCGGCTCGTCGGCGCGGGCGTCGTCCCACGGCTCTTCGCCGTCGAGCTCGCGAGCACGGTTGATCGTCATCCGTCCGTGGCGGATCCGCTCGTTGATGAGCCCGTCCCACTGGTCAGGGTCGCCGCGTAGGAACTCAGCGACGTCGGGGCGGACACGGAGACCTTCGTCGACCCACTCACGTTCGCGGGCGATGAGCTGGCGGTTGAAGCACTCGCCGATCAGCCCGATCGGGGGGGCGAGCGTGTTGGCGTACAGGTCGCGGTTGAGCTCGGCGACGTTGCCGCGCTGGGTGGCGTGGCGCAGATCACCGATCGCGGTCGGCGAGACGTCATAGACCATGCAGACCTCCTCGAGAGAGTGCTGGCGCAGCTCGATCAGCGCGGAGTCCTTCGCGGTCGGCTGGAAGGTCTTCCAGTCCGCGCCGCGCGCGAGGACCGGCACACCACCAGCCGCGTCTGCGCCGGACCAAGCGTCGAGCACCGTGCGCAGCGCCAGCTCGACCGCGGGAGTGAGTTCAACCTCCGGCGGGAGCTTAAAGGCGCCGGAGGGGTGCGCGCCGCCGGCGAGCACGGCGTAGGCGTGGCGCTGAGCGACGTCGTCGAGCTTGAGCGGGTCGGCGAGCTGCTCGAGCGGGCTGATGCCGATCTGGCCGTCCGCGCCGGATTGCGACCAGTAGGCGACGTGCAGGATGTCCCGGCGCGCGTCAAAGACGCGGGTAGCGGCTGGTAGGCCGCTGTGTGCGAGCTCGTGGCTGACCCAGCGGTCGATCAGGCCGCCAGGCTTGCGATACGGGATGTGGAAGTCCCACCGCAGCGGGAAGAGTTGCGTCGGCGGCCCGTCGGGATCATCGCGGTGCCGGTAGGTGAGGCTGTTGCCCTCGACGAGCAGGCCGTGCGCGATCTGCATCTTGAGTGCGATCGGTCCGACCCCGTCGGTCGGGCCGGCGATCATCGCTGCGAGCGGATGCTCATCCTCAACGCGCTCCCAGTAACGGCGCCCGCCCTGCGTGGTGGCGGGCCGTTCGACGATCCACGGGACGCGCGCGATGTGCCGGGCGAGCTTGTTGACGACGGTCGCGACGTACTGCTGGCTGTCATAGACCTGCTGGTAGGAGCGCCGAGGACCCTCGGCCGGAAGACGCCCGGACTCGGCTGCCTGCGGGACACCGCCGCGACCAGACCGAAGGACGGGGGTGCGCTCCCCGATCGCCGGGAGGACCTGGGCGACGGTGGTGCCGGTCGGTAGCACCACGCCGCCTGGGGTGATGTCAGCCATCAAGGTCCCCTTCCGTTTAGATCAGGCGGGCGACCGGGCCAGCGGGCGGCTCGGGGCGTGTGTCGAACGCCCACAGCGCGAGCGTGACCGCGACCAACGGGCAGATGTCGCCGGCCGAGCCGGTCCGGGTCCATGCCCATGCCTCACCGAGCTGGCGCCGGGCGGCGCCGGCCACCGCGGAGGCGAGCTCGGGCTGCGGCAGGTGCCGCAGCCGGCGGTCTGTCGCGGCGTCGTAGAAGGTGCCGCACGCCTGGGCGTGCTCGGATGCGTTGACCATCACGACGGTCACGCCGCGCGCCTCCAGGGCGCTCTTGAGCGACGCGGCGGGCGACCTGCTGTCCAAGGCCACGGGGCCGCCGTGCCGGTCGACGAGCTCGACCGCGCGGTCGACGACCCACGCCGTGCCGGGGCGGTGCTCAACGACCTCGACGTGAGGGGCGCCGTCGGGTCGGGCGCCGGCGACGGCGATCGCTGACGCGGACCGGTTCGGGCGCATGTCGATCGCCCACCCCTTGCGCCCGATGATCCTGGAGTTCGGGTCGGTGCAGGCTTCCCAGTCCTCGTCAGTGAGGCGGTCGCCGCTACTGAGCGTGAGCGCAGGCCAGTCCCCGACGGAGAGCCGCTCGACGCAGAACGCTCGCGGCGACGTCGACCGGGCCTCGCGGGCGACGTGGTCCTCCTCGATGCGGATCCCGAGGCTGGGGTTCGCCGCCCGCCAGTGCTCACGGTCGCCGGTCTCGGTCATCGCCTTCTCGAGCGTGAGGTCGGGGGACCACTCGAAGAAGGCGAGGTCGGGATCGCCGCCGGCGAGCCCCCGCTCGCGTAGGCGGGTGAAGACGAGGCCGTGCTCGTGGACGTCCTGGTCGACGGCCGAGCCGGCGTACACAATCTGGGTGGAGCGTCGGGCGGCGAGGGAGAACAGCTGCGCCGAGAGCGCCGACTCGGGAAGCTCCATGGCCTCGTCGAGGACGAGGCGGTCGCCGCTGAACCCACGGCCGCCGCCCTTCGTGCGGGTCCGGAAGCGGATCCGGGCGCCCGTCTTGAGGTCGATGCCCTCCTCGCCGTGCGCTCGTACGACGCGCCGAACTCGGCGCGACAGGTGATCGCTGCCCTCGATCCACCCGAGGAGGCGGCCGAAGGCCTCCATCGAGGTGTCGTAGCGGTGCGCGGAGTGCGCGACGAACTGCTCGTCGAGCAGGAACAGCGCGGCGAGCTCGATCGCCTCGAGGATCGCGCCCTTCCCGTTCTGCCGGGCGACGACGATCGCGACCTCGAACGCCGCCCACGAGCCGTCCCAGTGCTCGCCGAGCGCGTCGCGAACCACGAGCTGCTGCCACGGGTCGAGATCCAGCCCGACCATCGCGGCGAGCTCGATCGCCTCCTCCCCCGCAGAGGACGCGTACGCCGGGACACTATGGATCCTGGGCACCTGCTCGCCGGAGACGAGCGGTGCGCTTGACGTGGAGCTCATCGACTGGATCCCCTCCTGTGGCCTTGGGCGCCAGCTCCCAGAGCCGGTCCATGCACTTCCCGAGCTCGCGGGCACAGCCCATCCGGGCGGTCGCCGCCGTCGCCGGGTCGTCGAGCGTCCGGGCCAGCGACCTGGCTGTCTCGGCGCGCGCCGACATCGCGAGCTGCTCGTCGAGCTCGGCGATCGCCTTGAGGTCGCGGTTGACCGCCGCGAGCACCGCCCGCTTCGGCCGAGCCGCCGCCCGCTTCGGCCGCTTCGCCCGCTTCGCCGGCTTCGCCCTGGCCTTCCGGGGCTGCGGCACTCACCACTCCTGCGACCGGATCCGCCTGGCCGCGACCCGGCCAGCGGTCGCCCGGTTGCACCACGAGTGCTCCGGCCCTGAGTACTTCGACCGGTCGGCGTCGTCGTGGCCGAGATCCCACGGCTGCCCGGGTTCGATCCGCCGGCGGCACCGGGCGCAGACGGCCAAGCCGGCGTCGACGAGCGGCTGCAGGCGCCGCCGGAGGCGCTGGTGAGCCGCGCCGTAGCCCCGCTGAGCGGTCGTCGCTGGCGAAGTTCTCCGGCGCGGGGGGAGAGACGCTGACGGCGGGATCACCCCCCGGGGCGCCGCCGCCCGTGGCGACCCACCCCCCCTGGTCTGAGCGCCCATGCGCGCCGCGCTCACCGGCCGCCGAACAGGAACATGGAGATCCGCCTGGCCTCTTCGTGGATCGCGCGCCAGACGCGGTCGAGGCGGCCGTGCGCGCCGAGGCGCGCGAGACCCTCGATGTGCTGCGCCTCGCCGTAGGCGGGGTTGCCGGCGGGCACGCGGGTGATGCGCAGGCCGCGCGCGATGTCGTGCTCGTCGAGGAGAACCTCGAGCTCGAGGCCGAAGGGGTGCAGGGCGGCGGCGTTGAGGAGGTAGACCTGGCCGGTGTCGAGCATGGTCTGGGCGAGTTCGGCGGGAGCGCGGTCGGCGGTGAGGTAGGTCTCGGAGTTCACGGCGGGCACCTCCTGCGGTCAGAGCGAGCGGCAGCGGTTGGAGCGCATCGCGCGGTCGAGGTCCTCGAAGGTCAACTGCTCAACGGCCGTGGTGGCCGCGGCGGCGTCGGGTGTGCCGGGCCGGGCGGGCATGAGCCCGCGGGCGCGGAGCCGTGCGCGGGTCTCGAGGACCTCGTGCACGGGGCAGCGCTCGTGCACGGCGACGTCGCGAGCGGGGATGCCGTCGTAGCGCAGCATCTTGCGCTCGAGGTGGGTGAGCTTGCTCATCGGCGGGTGGCGGCTGGCAGCGCGGTCGGCTTGCGGCGGGGCGGCTTGCGCTTGTGGCCGGCGGCGGCGTGGACGCTGGACTTCCGCCACTGGCTGCCGCCGCGGATGGTCGGGACGCCCTCGCGGTTGAGCTGGTCGGCAATCGCCTGCAGCGACATTCCGCGGCCGCCGTCGTGCATCTCGCGGATTCGCTCGGACAGCTCGGGGTGGTCGGCGACCGCGGGCCGGCCGATCGGCTTGCCCTGCGCGCGGAGTTCGGCGAGCGCGGCGCGGGTGCGCTCGCCGATCGCGGTGCGCTCCCATTGCGCGACCGCGGCCATGACGTTCGCGACGAGTTCGCCGGCGGCGGTCGAGGTGTCGACGCCGAGGTCGAGCGCGACGAACGTGGCGCGCGCCTCGTCCTTGAACCACTGCAGCAGCAGTCCGGTGTCGACGGTCGAGCGCGAGAGCCGGTCGAGTTTGGCGACGACGAGGCCGTCGGCGCGGCCGGCGGCGATCGCCTCGAGCGCGCGGCGCAGCGCGGGCCGCTCGAGCGTGCTCGCGCTGACGCCGTCGTCGGTGAAGACCTGCCCGAGCCGCCAGCCGCGGACCTTGCTCGTCTGGCGGATCAGCGACTTCTGCGCCTCGAGGCCGAGGCCGCTGACCGCCTGCTCAGCCGTCGAGACGCGGGCGTAGCCGATCACCCGCACGGCGCGCCTCCTGCTCCTCGTCGAGCTCGGCCATCTCGGCGAGCTCGGCCGGGGTGGGCCACTCGTCGACCGGGTCGCGGTAGCTCTGATCGCGGAGGTAGTCGAGCGGCTCGGGCATCCACTCGCCGCCGAACATCACGCCGGACATGCGGGCTCCACGGTGCTGCCTCCTCGCGGGCGGGAACGGATCGTTGAGCCGGATCGCGCCCGCCGGCGCCGTCCTGGGCGTGGGAGGAGCGCTCAGGTGCGCTGGGGTGGGCGCGGCGCCGGCGGGGCGGTCTTGGGGGTCTGGTGTCCGCGGGCGCCCGGTTGCGGACGGCGAGCGGCCAGCGAGTTGCGGACGGCAGCCGCCAGGGCCGCGCCGGTCGCGCGCACCGCCGACCTCAAGCTCACCTGCAGCGCACGCACCCGGCGGGAGTGCGGGGCGCTCCCGGGGAGGCCAAGCCTCACGCCGGTTCGACGCTGCCGGGCTTGGGCGGCCCGGCGAGGTTCTTCACGGTCCAGCGCTCCTGCTCCTCGGGCTCGGAGAGGTGCTCTCGCATCGCCGCGGTGATCTTGTGGCCCGCCTCGAGGTAGCCCCTGAGGCCGAACCGCTGAGCGCCCATGAAGCGGGTCACGCGCACGAGGTAGCCGCCGGCGACTGCAACGCGGACGTCCTTGCCGGCGTCGTCCTTCTCCTCGCTGAACTCGGTGATCCGGTCGCGGTAGCGAGCGCGGACCTCTTCACGGTCCCGCTTGGCCGCCTTGAGCGCGGCGTCGAGCTTCTGCACGCGGTTCTCGGCGTCGGCGATCACGCGCACCTCGCGGGCTCCGAGCTTGCGGGTGCTCACGACGCGCAGGCGCGGACGCGGACGAGGGACGCGATCGCGCCGACCGCGACGTCGAGCAGCGCGCGCTCGAGCCCGTCCTGGTCGTCGAGCTCGGCGCAGTCCTTCGCGGCCTCGATCGACGGCCCGAGCTTGGGCGGGTCGTCGCGCATGTCGGTCTGGCGGTCGAAGACGTCGACGAGCGCGGCACGGACGAGATCCTCCGGCTGGCGGCCGGTGGGGACGGTCATGTCGATCATCGGCTCTCCCAGGGCTGGCGCTTGCGGGCAGCGCGCGGGGGCTTCGGCGTTGAGGGGCGCGGTATCGCCGAGGAAAAGCGGTGCGGGTAGCGCGCGTCGAACCACAAGGGCGCGATCGCGGTCTTCCGCGCGAAGCGCCTCAGCGCCTCGAGTTCCTCTGGCGACAGCCCGCGTGGTGGCTGCGGCACGAGCTGTCTCCAAGGACGCCCGGGCAGGGGCAGCGGGCGCCGACGTGGCCAAATGTAGCGCAACCCTCAACCATCAGTCGAGGGTGAGGTCTACGCTTCTGCGCTCAGGTGGACGAACTCGACCGCAAGATGCGCGGGGTCCTCACCCAGCTCGAGCTGACGAGCAACGGTCGCACCGCGACCTACAACTCGAGCGGCGGCGGGGAGGAACAGCCCATACCGCGGCTGAACAGCCACGACGCGCCGCATCTCCACTTCGCCGAACTCTACGCACGCGCCAACGACCTGATCGAGCGCGAACGCGTCATCGAGCGCGCGGCGGCCGCACTGAAGGAGGCGCGCCGCCGCGCGGAGCCGCCGCCGGCCGGGTCGTGGGAGTCGGCCGAGCAGCGCGACGCTCGCATCCTCGAGAAGGCCGGTGGGGACTGGGAGGCGATCGAGGTCGCGGTCTGGGCCCGGTGCGGACTCCGCGCGGTCACCCAGGTCTGGGAGGCCAACGACTTCGACGGCTCCAACGGCCGGCCGCTGCAACCACGCGCGACCTCCTCCAACGGCTCATCGCCGCCGCGGCCGGGGCCCACCCTGCAGCCCCGCGGCGGCATGGACGAGCAAGCGTGCCGCGCCGAAGTTCAGCGCCTCGCGGCCGAGGGCCGGCCAGCGCGCCAGATAGCGATGCTCGTCGGAATCTCGTCGTCAACAGTGCGCCGGTACCTCGGGCGGAAGAGGTGAGCGGGATCTAGAGCCCGCTTCGGCGCTGCGCGCTCGCCCAGGTGGACTTCGAGCGGCGCTGCGGCGGGCGGAACGGCTCAGGCTTCGCGACCCGCCGGTCGGGCTGCCGCGGAGGCTGCGCCCGTGGCGTGGAGGGCAGGATCGGGAGCCGCACGGACGAGCTGCCCTGAACGACTGCCTGCATCATTCGGATGAGCGCCTTGGACAGCGACGACGTGTG